AATCATGATTAACTCCTTTCAATTTGCATTGTCTGTGAGAGATAAAATAAAACCCGCTGGTTAGCGGGTATTTGAACTAAATTAATTTTGCGGTATTGCTTGTCTTAATTTTTCCAACCTTGCGGCGATCCGCATTTGCTCATCCGCGTGTTGCTCAAAAAATTCAAACGCCTGAGGAGGCAGAACCCCACCCACATCTTCTGCCATTTGTGCAGCTAAATCCTCTTGCCCTTGCAGAAACGCCTCATATTCATCAATCATTTTTAAAGCTGATTCGAACTCCTCATTACTAACAGCTTCTGCAATTAACGATAAGCTTGGCTCATCAAAATATTCTAAAAGCATCTTTGCATCTCTCTATCAATTTTTAAACTCGGGTAGGGTGGCAGGAGGTTAGGCACTCACTGCTATCGTGTATGTGCTAGGATTTCGGTTCCCAAAACAACCCAAGTTTACTATATATTCATATTTAATATTCAATTTACCTCCATTTGTTATTAAATCCAAAAACTAAAGCCCGCTGATTGTAAGAAAATTATACATTTGAATTATCTACCTTATTTTTAATCAATAGAATCTTCCTTTTAGTATTTGTGCTTAACCTCTGTTTCTTCTTATAAAAATCCATGTCTTCAATTGAAAGTCTTACTGCCCCTAATAAATCCTCACCTTTTACATAGTAATTATTTCCAAGGTGTTTTTTGGTTACTCTATCTAAAGCGACTTTAAAGTCATTTACTTCCTCACTATTCAGGTCAGTAAAATAACTACAATTCAAAGCTGCGGTCCCATACCACCCCCATGTTTCATCGGCTTGCCACATCAAAGAATCTACATCAACGGGGAAAGTGTCCACATAAGACAACTTATAAATTTCTAAAATATCCCCCGGAGAAATAGATTCGTCAGACTCTAAACAGTCTTTAAAATTGTCATGTACAATGTCATGACCTCTAATAAGATAACCATATTTTGCCTTAGCCATAAGTATTATTCCATTTGTTATCAAACTCAAAAATTAAACCCCGCGGGTTAGCGGGCTGGGTTATTTAGGCATAGGGATTTCAGATAGTGGGATATAGTGGGTAATCGTAATAGTGGGTCTATCCTCACGCGCACCACGATCCCACCACTCCCATTCTGCGCTTCCTAGATAATAATAATCTATATCTAACCTTGCCCAATGCTTAGTTCCATATCTGGTGTGCGTGGTGCCTTCGAGATGGATAAGGCATGGACCGTCTTTTCTAGGTGGTCCATCTTTTTCAAAACTATACCAATTAAGAAAATTATCCATTTCACCTCCTTGTTAAGGTAATGGCAGCTCATTGATATTAATCCAGTGCGTTATATTTTCATCTGAAATATAAGCAGGCAACCAACCAACTCCATCACAGCCGTTCCAATAAAATTGCTTCATATCATCATCATAACTTAGGGCGTGAACAGATACTGAGCCATTAGATTTCTTTGTAATTGTAATAATTCCATTATCCCCCTCGGCGGGAGGTTCTTCATCAGGGTATTTGTGCCAAGCTATCATAGAGTTTCATCACCCCCACATAATTTATCTTTAACCTCTTCAAAAGACTCTTCAACATTCATAAACTCTATACGATCATGAGTCAAAAAACGCAGCTGAGTAGATCCAACCTTACCTACTATCTGTATGGAATCAACATTAATTAGAAATTCAGGTCCATTAATCTCTTTTAGTTTTATAAATTTACTCATTATCCACGAGCTCCGGTTGGTTGCCATCAGATGTCCATAACCCTTCGTATTTGTGCTCACGCCAAGGTAGTAAATAGTAACTACCTCCAATACACAAAATACTATCCACCTCAACTATTTCTGCGGTTTCTCCAGTTGTTACCCTACGCACCTCAAATAAGTCGACACAATCCGAAAGTTCGGCTTCGGACAAATAGTCTCCAGCAGTTATTTTATTATGAACATACTGTTCAAAATTTTTGCGATTGTTGTTCATTTCAAGCTCCAAAAATAAAACCAGCTAGTTGCTGGTTTATGTGTTATTGATATTTTAATTCTCATCAATTCTAGATATTGAGAACAACGGTTGCCACTCAACTTCAATGTAAAAAGTAGCAATATCTTTATCATTATGAGTAATGGTTATTTCAATAGGGTAATCATTGTATAAACCGCCATCATGATTATAGTGATAATCCTCAGCCATCACTTCCGCAAGGAGCTGCAAGCTATCAGGATTGTTCAAATCATATTCCTTATCTATCTCAACCTTATATTCATTACCATCTATCAAATATTCATAAGTAGCCATAATAAAACCTTTCCGAAAAAAAGCCGCACTAGGCGGCTATCTTACTTTTATCATCATTTTGTTTAATCATTTGTTCGTAATATTTTATTTGCCGATTAATCTCTTTATCAATTTTATGCGCGTCCTTATGGTGCCGATCACAAAGCCAAATGACGTTTTCAGGGAGCCCATAATCGAAGTGATGGGCTTCTGCTCTTTTTCTGCCACAAATTAAACAAGGTTGTTTTGTAAGCTGCCCTAACTTAATTAAGTTGGAAATAACACCAGTTGCGTACTTTCGTCTTGCATTAGATATTCTCCAGTTCTTATCGGCTTTTAAATGTGCCACACGATACGCCTCAGTTTGTGCATAAGCTTTGCGAGCAGCGATACGCTCCGGTCTGTTTGAGCGGTTGCGGTCATATTGTCGATAATACTCTAAATTGCTTAGCCGATTGGCGCGAACTCTTTCTTTAATGCACTCTTTGCAAACATTTCTATTACTTGCATAAAACTCATCTTTAGCTTTCAGCTCACTACAAGATTTACATGTAGGCATATCCCTCTCCTAGAATGGAATGGAATCATCAATATCATCTACAGGAGGAGACGCTGGTTCCCGCTGTGGCTCTTGCCGGCGAGGTGGTGGCGGATTGGAAGCTGTAGGGGCAGCATCATAACTGCCCCCTGAATTAGAGGCGTTTTTGCTGTCGCCCAGCATCTTCATTTCATTACCAATGATGTCGTAGGCAATACGTTCAATGCCATCTTTTCCAGTGTATTTACGGCTTTGAATGCGACCCTCAATGAATACCTGACTACCCTTATGCAAATACTGGCCGGCTATTTCCCCCAGTTTTCCAAATAGGGTAATATTGTGCCATTCGGTACGGGTTTGAGGCTGTCCAGCTTTATCTTTCCATCTTTCTTCTGTAGCAATAGCAAAATTGGTTACTGCTTCGCCGCTGGGCATATATCGAGTTTCAGGATCACGACCCAAACGACCGACTAGGATCACTTTATTTACAGACATAGATTATCCTTTTAAGCCGCCTGCTCGAGCAGGGAGTTATAATATTCCTGACAAATTTCAACTTTTTCCTTAATCTTCTCAATTACCTTTTCATCTCTTTCTATCCTTACAGTAGTAACCCGTTTAAGCAGTGGAATATCCTCGACCGCATCAATCAGCACTTCCGCGCGGTCGTAAGTACTTAATAAGTTTTCAGGGCAGGGGAATAGCCAAAAATCAATATCGGCTTTATCGCAATCATAAAGCCACATATAACCCTGCATCTGATAAGTATATCCAGCTTTTTCAGCTTTCTTGTGAGCCTCATCGACAAAACGAGGGTGGGTAAACATATCCCATGAACACTTTGTATCGATAATTAGCCGTTCGCTCGGCACGTAAATATCGCACTCGCCTGTAATCCAGTCATTTTCTAAGCGGGTAGTATTTTTAGAAAATTCCCGCCCGCGCTTCATTCCACTTGCCTTTATAGCCGCCTCCTCAAGTAAATTACCCTTGACTGTTTCCTTACTGCCATCAAATTTCTTAACACCGTATAAGTTTTCTTTTGCCAAGGTGATCAAGTACGATTTAGCTGTATCGGAAAGGGGATTGCCTTTAGTCCGGCCATCCCCAATTATCAGTGATATTGCTGAGCATCTTATTTTCATTTCAAAGTCCCTCGATTACTTCCCGTTGTTCGGGTGTAAATAGATAATCCCCGTTTAATACCGATTCCTTACTTACCTCTCCTGTAGTAATATTTTCTACAAGCGTTTGCATTAACTCGTCATTAACTGGCATGGATAAATCCAGAGATGTATTTTGATTGTCTATGTAATCAAACTTATCCTCAGTCACGTCCTTAATGACTGATTGGTCTGATAAAACGGCCTTTTGCAACTCAATAGATAAGGGAGCATATTTAGACAACAACAATTTAGTTACTGTTTTCAATGCCATCTGCTCATAATTATCAGCCCATACGCCATAACCCTTTTTAAATGATTGGCTGTAGCGTTTAGCATGATTATCAATCTGGCTAGTTGTCATATAAAGCTCGGCAGTAAAACCATTTTTTAACTTGAAATATGCATAAAAACCGATAGGTTTTGCATTTTCATCAGGTTCAACCGACCAGTCAAACTTAAAGCCGTTAATTAAATCTTTCTCAACTAATTGAGCTTCATAAACCGGCAATGAAACAAGACGCTCAAACTGTTCTGAACGCTGGGCTAATTGTATTAATCCTTTGTAACCAAGCTGAAATTGTGCCTCAAAACGTCCTGATTTCTTATTGTGATAAGGGACGATATAAGCAAAGCCGAAGCTGTTATTAATTGGCAGATTTAAGGTTGCCGCCATGCACGCCGCATTAAAAATAGATAATTGATCAGCATTCAGAAGCATTTCATTATTATTTACAATCTGCATGATTGAGGTTGCAAAGCTGGCGGTATTTTTATTAACCAGCTCATGCATTTTTTTCTGAATAGCTGGGCTGTTTAAAAATGATTTAATGTCTTTGGCTTTTTGGATTGCGTTGGTGTTACTCATTTTCAAGCTCCATTAAAATAGCCAGCACTAGGCTGGACATGTTAGTATCAGTTTTAGAAGTGGGTAGGTTATAGTCTATTGGCTAACCGTCAATATAACCATCATCACTTACGTTAATTGCTTGCCCGTAAGCTCCACCGTAAATCCTACCTTCATCGCTTACGTTGATTGCTTGCCCGTAAGCTCCATCGTAAATCCTACCTTCATCGCTTACGTTGATTGCTTGCCCGTAAGCTCCATCGTAAATCCTACCTTCATCGCTTACGTTGATTGTTTCACCATTAGCTCTACCGTAAATCCTACCTTCATCACTTACGTTGATTTCATCAGCTTTCGTGTTACCCCATATACGCGCATACCCACAAACAATTAATTTGCCGATTACATTTAACCCGCCTTTAGTAAGAACCTTTCCAGTTATTTTTACATCACCCTTAATGATTACCTTGCCGGGATAAACGAATACAGGTTCATCTGGTAATTCGTCTAATACTAAATCTGGTAATGTAAAATCGAGCTCCCTAAGTATCCAATTAATATCCCAAAACTCTTCTAATGCTATGCATTTCTTAATAACATCCCAATAATCAGCATTGCCTTTAGGATAATATCTTTCAAATAGTTCACATCCATCAAAACAAGCACCTTTTTCGTCCAACTCTTGCAAAGTTATAGTTGTAGTTTCCATAAATATCTCCAAAATAAAGAGCCAGCATTTAGCTGGCTATATCAATAGTTACAATAATATTCAGTATTAAATTACTACCCAATCATTCATCACAGGCATACTGTTTTAAATCCTCATGCATTTCTACGCCCTCGGGTAAATACCATTTTTTTACATCTTTATCCCATCTGGCTCCATGCTGTTTTGCTGTCCATCTTTCAGTGTAGGGGACATTTAAGTATGTTCTAGCTGCCCGCTGGCTCATTATTTTTGCTTTTTGGGCTTCTTCCTTTTTCTTTTCACGTTCCGCAGCTTTAGCATTAACTTTTGAAAAATCAGGAGGATCAGCGTATAACGCCCTAGCCAAAAACTTGGCCGTTTTAGTGAATTGATAATCCCTATCCCATCTAGTGTTAGCTTCTTCAATCAACCCGCCCGAGAGTAACTGTTCACGTTCATCCTGTTTAAAATCCCCGTAATCCCGAAGCGCATCGAAAATACTAGTGTTCGATAATTGCTGCGGGTTTTTAATGTCTTTCAACTCGCGTGTTAAAAAGTCGGCAAATTTATCTAAGGTTTTAGAGTCAATAGGGTCAAAGTTATAATCTTTGTCTATAACGCTTGAGTCTTGGAATTCTTTGTAAAATTCCCGTAATTTAAGTCGAGCCTGTTTTTTTGGTGTGTAACTGATAAATTTTTCATGCTCGGCCTGCTTTTTAGCCAAGCTTTCAGCACTCAGGCGAGGTGCGTCACGCCTGAACTGTTGTATAGCTGTGCTCATTATTCAACTCCAATAAAAAGAGCCAGCTATTAGCTGGCGTTGTCTACTCATCCACGCAAATGCACTCATCGAATGCATTTGAATTGATAAGTTATCCGGAAATTGTTACTTCTAAAGTATGCCAGCTTTCACTGTCGCACGAATCCCAGTCGTTCTTGTACTCTCCCATTTTGTACGGGCTATTATCTTCAGCTTTAATAACTACCCCTTTATGCGTAGAAAAGAACAGAACAATAAAATCTTGATTCTTACTCCATCGGGCGACTGGGAAACTATAACCTATACTTATTGCAATCATGATTAACTCCTTTTAGTTTGCGTTGCTATCTTTAACCTGTTTCAATGACGCTGATCTTATTTGACCTCTAAGCATTTCTGAAAATTCATACTCTATTCTTTCTCCTATAAACAATAGGATTAACTGTTCTTTTACGCTTAGATTCCTTGATACTTCTGCATAACCGTTTGCTGGTGTCATCCCTAACATCGCTAAGGCAGCTAGCTGAGCTGGGTAGGCTAAAGCACCTACTTCATCAGTGTCCTTTAAATCTAGTTCTGAAAATTTATCCTTAATCTCCTCAATATCATAATCATCAAAATGCAAATATAGCGATTTATACTTATGATAAATTGCTTTTGCTGATTGAGATTTGACTCCGGCTTTGATGGTTAATTGAAAAAACACAACGATAGTAATTATGAGGCCGGATATTATTGCGCTACACAATCCAGCTACCGTGCAAATAGCCACGAGCATCAAAATAAGCGCAGCCAACTTATCTAGTCGACCGAAAAACTTATACATAAATTTTTCATACCAAAATGAATAGGCAATCGAAAATTTTAAGTGTTGCGCCGTTTGTTCCCTGTTATCCATGCGTATTACCTCCATTTGTTATCAAGCTCAAAAACTAAAGCCCACTCGTTAGAATGGGCTGCGATTTTTAAACTCGTTTATTACTTGTCTCAGATTTTTCAGCATCTTATTTAAAGAACAATGAACAATCCATTGTCGCTATCAACTTATGCAGCGTGGCAACCTAGCCTGTACCTCCTTTTGCTGCGTTTCCCCAGTTCTTTTTCATACTGAGGTCATCGGTGTCTGTGTTTGTTCGATGGGTTAAGTATATTAATAATAGACTATTGATGTCAATTTAAAATTGACATAAAAGACGCAATAAGACGTAACAATATGATTTACATTAAAAATTAGTTATAATAATTGTGGTTATACCCACATTTTTTGGTAGATACTTTTAGATTTTATCAAGTCGAAGAATGGCAATAACCTTGCCGCATATTTTAATCGCATCAATTTCTTCATTTGATAAAATATCAACTGGGTAGTTTTTATTATCACTAATTACGCGCAGCGACCCGTTAACTGAGCGTTGTAATCTTTTTACTTTCAACCCAATAGTTGACGAAAAAACATAAATTCCCTCGGAAGAATAAAGATCCACAGCACCATCAATAAACAGCAAATCGCCATTTTCGAACGTAGGAACCATTGAATCTCCTTGTGCTGTTACTATTGATATTGAACTAAAATTACCACCAATATTTCTTTTAGCCCAAGCTTCCGATACTTCAATTAACTGAATCGGTTCAGGAAAATCACTATTTATTGCTCCTGCGTCAGCGGTAGTCTTAACGTCAAGAAGTTTAAACTGGATAAAGCCTTTTCTAGGTTCATTTTCTAAGGTCGGTGAAGATGTTTTAGGTTCAATGTAAGGTAAAGGGTAAGAACATATATCTGAAATTCTGACCATAACTTCAAATGGTGGTGAATTCTTATTTTTCTCCCATGCTGAAACAGTCGCTTTTCCGCTGACTTCTAATGAAAAAGCTAGCTTTTCTTGGCTAAGCCCTGCATTTAGGCGGGCGTCTTTTACCCATGCTCCAACATTATATTTCATAAAGATATCCTATTTTAAAAATACGTAAAGCGTACATCTAAAATGGACAATTTGTCGTGCATTATTAATTGACTTATGTATCAATTTAAAATAGACTTAGCAGTTAATAATAGTAGCGAGGTAGAGATGAACATTTACATACAGGAGGCCGTTAGAAAGATTGGCAACCAAAGTGCACTAGCAAGAAAGCTCAAAGTCTCTAAAGGGACTGTAAGTAGCTGGTTAAGGGGTATTAATAATGTACCCCCAAAAAAAGCGTTAGAAATTGAAAAATTGACAAATATTTCTGCGGTTTTAATAGTGTTTCCTGATAGGGGAAATAAATATGACAATTCGAGAAAACCAGATTTTAAAGAATCAAAATAAACCAGCAGCAGAGGTTGCGATTGGTCTCAGTGAACAATTACAGATGGAGGCTATTTATGGCAGTAATTAGAGCAAGGCGCGGAAATAAATTTACTGTAATTGATAATAAAATTTTTGAAGCCGGCGAGTTGTCCTTTGATGCTAGGGGCTTGCTATGTACTTTATTGTCAAAGCCAGATAACTGGTCGGTAATTATCAAAGCGCTTGAGAATGAAACTAAAGGATGTCGCAAACATTCTAAAGCAGATGCGCTATACACAATGCTCAAAGAGCTAAAAGATAAAGGCTATGTAATCATGAAACGAAAAGCAACTGGCGAGGTTGATTATTTTGTTTATGATGCACCGCAAATTGTACAAGATGATGATTGTCCGGAGCAAGCGGAATCTGATGATGAAAGCCCAATCGGGAAAATCCCAAACGGGGAAAATCCCAAACGGGGAAAATCCCAAACGGGGAAAATCCCCGACGGGGAAAATCCGGACGTATTAATAAATACTAATACTACTAACAAAGAACTTATAGTTAATAATAATAATATAAAAAATATATATACCACCCCACCTGCCGACGAAAAAAAACAGACCACCGTCGAAAAAAAACTGGGGGTATGGGAGGAGGGGCTAACCTTGCTTACAGACAAGGGGGTGAATAAACAGGTTGCCAAGGATTTTATTGCTGTACGGAAAACAAAAAGGGCTCCGCTCACCATGTCAGCCCTAGGCCGAATTGAGCGGGAGGCGACCAAAGCCGGCTTAACGCTTGAGGGAGTAATTCAACTGTGCGCAGAAAAAAGCTGGCAGGGGTTTGAAGCGTCATGGTTGCTACAAGGCAGTAATCATTCTCAGCTGCACAAGCCAAGCGTTAAAGACGTGCCTGTTCACACTGAGGGAGGAAGATTGTCATGGTAAGCGGATTGACATCGGTAGGCAGCATGTTTGCCAACCACCCGCAGTTTGTGGTTGCCGGACAAAGCACAGCCACATGCAGCACACATGGCGAATACCAGCAAACGAAATATCAATCTGGTCGCGTTACCAAATGCCCAGAGTGCGAACGTGAACGTGAACAACAACGCATTGCAGACGAAAAAGCGGCGCAGTTACGAGAAGCTGCCGAACGTAAAAGCAAACTGATTGACGAGCTAATCGGCAATTCAGGCATTCCAAAACGCTTTCTTGGCAAAACGCTGAAAAGCTATCAGGTGAGCTGCAAAGAGCAACAAGACGTAATTAACGACGCCAAGGCTTTTTTGATTGAATTTAGCAGCCCTCAGGGGCATTCTGGGCGCTGTATGACAATGCTTGGCAATACTGGTACAGGAAAGACTCACATCGCCAGCGCGATGGCTTTATGTGTCATTAAACACTATGGCGGTAAAGCGCGTTTTACCAGCGTTTCAGAAATTAACAGGCTGGTTAGAGAATCGAAGAGCTACAACGCTAAATACACTGAAACAGAAATCATTACAGCATTTGGAAATTATGACCTGCTGATTATTGATGAGGTTGGCATTCAATCGGGAACCGATGCAGAAAGTCGCGCGTTATTCGATGTCGTTAATACTCGCTATCAGAACATGAAGCCGACAATTTTCATAAGCAATCTGAATATAAACCAGCTTAAAGAGGCATTAGGTGAACGTCTTTTCGATAGGCTAAAAGAGGGTGGCGGCTTAATTCTTGGTTTTAACTGGGGGTCGTATCGTGGATAAAAACACTTGCGTAGCTTGTCGTCATTGGATGCTGAAACGAAAAAATAATAAAGGCGAATATGTTGCCGATGAGATGACAAGGAAGGGCGGTTGGGGCTGGTGTCGGTTTGATGAGATATGGAGATATTTCCCTTATTGCAGGGAATGCCCAAAAGGCAAATTTGAGCCCGTAGAAGACGAATTGAGAAAGGCGCGGGAAGAGTGGATAGCTAGAAAAGATGCAGAACACAAAAAACGCTGCCAAGAACTTATGCAGATGGAAAGGCGGAAATAAACAAATGAATGAGATTGAGACTGAAATGGACATTGATCTGGTGGCTAGTAAAGAACAAGCAAAAGCATGCCAACGTTTATGGTCGATGGTTATTCTTTACGCACTTAGAGACGTACGCGAAAGAATAGCCAACACAAAAGCCAAAAATCTCGAATGGGCGATACGTCAGGAGATGGATTATTTCACAAGTCGAGATTTTGAAGCGGTATGCCGATTTGCTGGTTTTGAAATTGAGCCAGATACGATTGAAAACGGATTACGGACATTGCGGAGATGGTGAAAATGAAACAGCTACGAAAACCACCCAAACGCAAATGCCGCTGGTGTGGCGCAGAGTTTGAAAAGCACCGGGCATTACAGATTGTTTGCAGCTCAGCTTGCGCTATAGCCTTGAATAAGCAAAAACGAGAGATTGCCAACAAAAAAGCACAGGCGGCTGCAAAACGGCAGGAAAGGGCGGTTATAAAAGCCCGTAAGCACGCTTTAGAGACCATACCGCAGCTTACGAAGCGGGCGCAAGCGGTGTTTAATGCCTTTATTAGAATGAGAGATAAGCACCAGCCTTGCATTAGCTGCGGTAAGCCCTTGCCAGATGCCCCTAATGGCTATGATGCAGGGCATTATCGTTCGGTAGGCTCAGCACCTAATCTACGCTTTAATGAAGATAACTGCCATGGTCAATGTAAGCGTTGCAACAATTATTTAAGTGGCAATCATGTTAACTATCGTATCAGTCTGCTTGAGCGTATTGGATTGGAGGCTGTAGAAGCACTAGAGTCTGATAACGCGCCACGCCACTATACAAAAGACGATTTACGCCAGATAGAAAGGCTATACAAAGAAAAAAGGCGGGCATTGCTATGACTGAAAGATTCAAACGCAGAATTAACAAAAAAAATAAACGGGATGTAATGAGGCTGGCGTGGGAGTTTTCTGGTGAATTACTGAATGCTCACGATGAAATTTTTATTGAAGTGCGAAGCATTACCCGATCAGATGATCAGAATGCAAAGCTGCATGCCATGCTGGGAGATATTGCCAAACAGAAGACTTTCAATGGCAAAAAACTGAGTATTGAGCAGTGGAAGATGATTTTTGTAAGTGGTCATCGAATCGCCACAGGAGGGCAGGCGGAGATGGCAATAGGGCTTGAGGGAGAGATTATAAATCTGAGGGAATCAACTGCGCAGATGGGGGTTAAGCGCATGGCTAGTCTGATTGAATATATAACAGCATGGGGAGCTGAAAATGATGTTAAGTTCACTGATAGGAGGGACTTATGTTATCAAAATGTAGCATAGATGCTGCTGAAGACGTTTTAAAAGCATATGAGCGGGCGATGAGGGATATTGTAAGGCAAGGGCATTGCAGAAGCATTGAATGGAAATATAAAAGCGGTATTGACAAGAGTAAAACGGCTTTTGTATTGCGCTATCCGCCAGAAGTGTTTGATATGGTCAAAAGAGCTTTATTTAAAATAGCTAATAACAATAGGGAAGCATTTGCTATTCTAAGAGTTCAGTATGCTTATATAAGCCCATATTTTAAACGTTCTGGGCGTGCGGCAGCTCAAAAAAATCAACGCACCCGTAAAAACAGCAGTACGTGGTATAGAGATGTCGAAAGGGCGTTGATAGTTTTTTGGGATTATTTACAACATGACCAAAATTTTAATAAATATTTTAAGTAACAACTTGATAAAAATGGATATCTTAAATATAATGCTAATATACAGTATAGGTATGCTTCCCTTGTAAAAGCACCGTTAATTTGCCTTTCTTTTGTTGGCAGTTTTTTTGCGCCCTGAAGAAAGGCATTAACATCTTTCTCCTTTTTTTGTTTATCTTTTATCATGCTATTTTTTACCCGCCTGCTCCTTGGCGGGTTTTTTATTTGGGTATTTATGACCAGCCTATACGGCTGGTTTTTATTTTACCTAGAGATTTTAGAATGGGGGGTTAAATATGAGACATATTCCAAGGATGCCAGCTCCTACTCCTCTCCCAGATAAATACCAGATTGATGCCAAGATAGGTAAGGATGGTGAATTCTTGGGCTTGGATGCCAAGATATTTAATGACTATAAGTTAAAAGCCAGATACAGCGAAAAGATTGAGAATGATGTTAAAGATGTTTCAATGGCATTTGGCGATTTTGAGGAATTGGAGCAATTAATAAGCAAGATTAAGACTGCATTGAAAGATATTGGTTCATCTGTAAGTGCGCAGGATGTCCATAGTCATTCATATAGGGATTAATTAACATGGCAAAAGAATGGCGAGAGGGTAAAACCAGTGCGCAGCGTGGCTACGGGCATAAATGGCGCAAGGAGCGTGCCAGATGGCTCAAGGAGCACCCTTTATGCGTCTACTGTAATGCGCAAGGCATGGTTACACCAGCGACTGTAGTGGATCATATTAAGCCACACAATGGCGATCAAAAGTTATTTTGGTCAAGGAGTAACTGGCAGTCATTATGTAAGCTGCATCACGACAGCACTAAGCAGCATGAGGAGCGAACAGGGAGGCGTCGGCCGGTAATCGGATTGGATGGCTATCCTATATAATGGTTCATAAATTTTAGTTATTGTCAAGAAATTTGTTATCTTTTTTAATGGATTTGAGTTGCATAAAACAACACATACAGGGGGGGGTGGGAAAACTGGCGAAGGGGCTCGCTATTTGACCGCCGGCTTCCCTCTGTTTGCGCAACCGCGAAATGGATATTTTTTTTAGGAGCCTGAAGAATGGGCGGTAGACGACCAACACCTACGGCACTCAAGCTTGTTAAGGGGAATCCGGGCAAAAGAGCTATTAATAAAAATGAGCCAAAACCGGCAAAATTTGATACTGAATGCCCAAAACACCTATCGGCTAAGGCACGGTATGCGTGGGACAGGTTGGTTGTCATTTTGGATGACATGGGCGTTCTAACAATGGCTGATGTGCTTGCTTTGGAACGTTTGTGTGATTGCTATGCTGATATTTTGGTGGCGCGCGAACTAATAAAAAAGGATGGACGGATATATAAAACCGTTGATGCAAATGGCAATACACTGATTAAAAATAATCCTGCTGTTAATCAGTTGCGCGCGGCTGATGCGCAATTTAAATCCTATCTTGTTGAGTTTGGATTAACTCCGGCCGCGAGGTCAAAAATTCAGGTAACCAATGATGGAGAGGAAAACAAAGAAGACCCAATGCAAGAGTTCTTTGGATAGTGCTACTCAATATGCGCAAAATGTTGTATCCGGGAAACTAATTGCGGGTCCGGATATTAGAAATGCCTGTAAGCGACATTTGGATGATTTAGAACAAGGCCACAAGCGTGGTCTTTTTTTTGATTCCGAGCAAGCGGAAAAGTATATACGCTTTTTCTGCAAGGTACTAAAGCTTAATGGTGGGGATTACGAGGGTAAGCCATTTATTCCTTTGCCTTGGCAGTGTTTTATTATCAGCAGCCTCTTTGGGTGGAAAACCACAGATGGAGCGAGGCGTTTTAATCAAGCATATATAGAGACCGGTAAAGGTTCTGGTAAATCCCCTTTGGCCGCTGGCATTGGATTGGCAGGGATGATTGTTGATGATGAGCCTCGTGCAGAAATATATGCAGCAGCAACCAAAAAAGATCAGGCAATGATTTTATTTCGTGATGCTGTTGCAATGGTTGAGCAATCTCCAGAATTGGCTAAACGCATATCAACGAGTGGGGGTAAGGGGAAAGAATGGAATCTGGCATATTTAAAGAAAAATTCATTTTTTCGGCCAATCAGTTCTGATGATGGGCAGTCTGGGCCACGCCCGCATATTGGGTTAATTGATGAGTTGCACGAGCATAAGACTAATATTGTTTTTGAGATGCTAAAAGCGGGCACGAAGAGTCGCAAGAACCCACTAATCCTCGCTATTACTAATAGTGGAGCGGATAAGCATTCTCCTTGCTGGGAATACCACGAGTATGGTGTAAAAGTGGCATCGGGTGAAATTATTGATGACAGCTTCTTTTCCTACATTTGCTCATTAGACGAAGGGGATGACCCGCTTGAGGATGAATCTTGCTGGTGTAAGTCCAACCCCTCCTTGCAAGAATCAGACCTACCCGGAATGAAATACCTACGCGGGCAGATTATAGGTGCGCGAGGAATGCCAAGTAAGGAATCAATTGTAAGACGTTTAAATTTTTGCGAATGGGTAGGTGCGCTAAATCCGTGGATTAGTATAGATGTATGGAAAGAGCAAAAACTAGATTTTGATTGGCGCACACTGCGCGGGCGGCGTGCTTGGGGTGGGTTGGATTTATCAAGTACAACCGATTTGACAGGGTTGGTTTTTGTTGTAGAGCCAATTGAGGAGGGTGAGCCATGGCTGATAGTGCCGTTTGCTTGGGTACCTGACGAAAATATTGCGGACAAAGAAAAGAAAGACGGTGTGCCATATTCGCAATGGAAAACACTAGGCTTTCTTGAGACTACTCCGGGTGCAGCAGTGAGTAAGCTCATGGTTGCGCAAAAGCTTTCGGCTTTATGTGATTTTTTCGATGTGCAGTGTGTGGCTTATGACCGCTGGCGCATTGTTGACTTTGTACAGAGTGCTAATGATTCAGGTGTAACGCTGCCGGAGATGGTGGCTTTTGGGCAGGGGTTTAAAGATATGACCCCTGCGATTGAGAAGTTTGAAACTATGCTCCTTAATCATGAGATTGTACATCCAGGGCATCCAGTACTTAATTGGTGCGCCGGTAATGCGGTGGCTGTTTCGGATGACGCTGGTAACCGTAAATTATCCAAGGAAAAAGCGACAGGCAGGATGGATTTAATTATCGCCACCGTAATGGCTGTTGGGGTGATTGAAAAGCAGAAAACTCAGCCGGATTACGCGAAAAGTATTTTTATTGTATAGCCGTTTAGGTGTTTGTTATTACAACCGCTTAGGCGGTTTTTTGATAAGGATTAGCTGTTATGAATCACACTAAAGCATATGGCTACCTTGAAGTTAAGTCTTTTGATGATGATAAAAGAATAATTACAGGGATTGCCACAACGCCAAATACGGATAGGGCTGAGGATGTTGTCGACCCAAGAGGAGCTAAGTTCACTTTGCCTATCCCATTCTTGTGGCAGCACGACCATACACAGCCAATTGGTGATGTGATAGAGGCAAAAGTAACAGATGCGGGTATTGAAGTGGTTATTCAGCTCGCAAGTATTAAAGAGGAGGGTTCTCTAAAGGATAGGCTGGATACGGCATGGCTGTCTATTAAAAACAAACTGGTTAAGGGTTTGTCGATCGGCTTTCGTGCTATTGAATATTCATTTATAGAAAACTCATACGGCATTCATTACACAGTATGGGATTGGTATGAGTTATCAGCCGTTACTATTCCTGCCAATGCGGAAGCAACCATCACTGCAGTAAAGCAGCTTTTTACTACTACTACTACGGAATCTCAGAAACAGCCAGTCAATAAATCGGACACTGTAATTAATGCGGATTCCGTTTCCAAGAATTCTGGTGTGTCGAATCAACCAACGCAAACCGCCAAGGAGCAGGTCGCGCTTGTCCCTGCTAAATCGTCACCAGAATCCCCCGTCGGCGTTGCGACGAAAAAACACCTAGTCGTGAGCCTTGCTCCGACAAATAAACACTTAATCGTAAAACTTTAAATTCGATAACGAGAGGTTTAATTATGACTATTGAAGAACAAATTAATGCGGTCAAGGCTAAGATTAAAGAAAATCGGGATTTGATAGCCAAGACTGTAGGCGAGGCTGTAGAGAAAGGGCTCACGCCATCCGAGGAGCAGGAGGCTGTTATCACCAAGGCTGAGGATGAAATTAAGGTATTGGAGCTTAATCTGGCGAGACTGGAGAAAAATCACGCTACAGCAAATCAGGTAGCTGAAACAACTACGCCGGCTAAAGGGGATACTGTAGCGGAGGGAGTGCAATCAACCGCGGGTAATAATGTAACGGTTAAGTCTAATCTACCTAAAGGTATTGGATTCGCACAATTTGCGCGCGCTAAAATGATTGCTGCACTGGAGGCTAAAAAGGGTAACTATATTTCACCGGCAGCAGCTGCTAAAAATCTAGGGTTTAATGAGGATGTAATTAAATACATAGAAAAAGCGACATTAGGTACAACCACAGATAGCGGTTTTGCCGCACCGCTTGTTGAGCGAGATACGTTTCACGGTGAGTTTATTGAGTTGCTACGCAATGAAACTATTTTTGATAAATTGAAAGGTTACCGTTCAGTACCGTTTAATGTAAAAATCAATGGGCAAGCAACAGGCGGTTCGGCTTCTTGGGTGGGTGAGGGTAAGAAAAAACCTCTAACCAATCCTACTTTCGAATCAATTGAGATAAAAGAGCATAAACTTGCCGCTATCACCGTCTATACACAAGAGTTAATACGGCGCGCCGATCCTGCTGTTGATAAGTTAGTACTAGATGATTTGCTAAAAGCCACCGCCGCGCTTATTGATGACACCTTTTTAGGTAATGGCACGCAAACTGATACTGCGCCTGCGGGTATGTTATTTGGTGTCACTGCCCAAATTCCAACCGGCAAATCTGCCTCGGATTATGAAAAAGATATCCTAGGATTACTGCAAACGTTTATTGAAAAGAACTTATCCGCGGATGGTAGTTACCTGATAATGTCGGAAACAAGAGCTATGCAGATTGCGATTTTGCGTGATGCACTAGGGAATACTTACTTTCCCGGTATGAGTCTCAACGGTGCGCGTAATCTGCTGGGCATCCCTGTTGTTACCAGTCAAATTGCTGGCAATAAAATCACCCTGATTAAAATGTCAGAAATATTGGTTGCTCAAGATGGTGGCGTTGATGTGTCCTATAGTGATCAGGCAACGCTCACTGACGGTGATAAAACGCATAATTTGTGGCAGGAAAATAAATTTGCTGTTCGTGTAGAGAAATTTATTACATGGGCAAAACGTCGACCAATTGCTGCTGCGTTTCTTGACTATACTAACGTTTAAAAAACAAAGGCGACTTCGGTCGCCTTTTTCTTGGATTTTATATGGAAATTAAATACTTAAAAGATATGCATGATGCAGCGGTAGGCGAGGTTAAAGATGTCAAAACAGAATACGCTTTAATTTTAATTAAGCTTGGCGTTGCGGTTTGGGCTGATGCTGGTGCTGATGCTGGTGCTGGTGCTGATGCTGATGCTGATGCTGATGCTGGTGCTGATGCTGATGCTGGTGCTGATGCTGATGCTGGTGCTGATGCTGGTGCTGGTGCTGATGCTGATGCTGGTGCTGATGCTGATGCTGGTGCTGATGCTGATGCTGGTGCTGATGCTGATGCTGGTGCTGATGCTGGTGCTGGTGCAGGTGCTGATGCTCGAAAAAGTAAAGGCGCAGGTGCAAAGAAATCCAAATAACCACATAGAAACGTCATGGTGGGAAAATGAGCTGGCTAAAACGATTGTTTAGAAAGAAATCCTCACCTAAAGCTGGTGGTGGTTGGCAGTCAATATGTGAATCTGCTCGGGGTCCATGGCAATTTGGAATGAGAATGGACCCGGAAGATGTAAATAGCTTTTTTGCGGTTTTTGCGTGTATTTCGAAAATATCACAGGATATTAGTAAATTACCTTTGCTCACTAAGATAATTAGCGATGGTGTATGGCAGACACAGGAATTAAAAGGATATGACTTTATCTTGAAGCCTAATCACTACCAGACGCTACAACAATTTTTTGAGCGATGGGTGCAATCAAAGCTATTTAAGGGTAATACCTATGTGTATAAAGAGCGGGATATATACGGAAAGGTAAAAAATTTGCATGTATTACATCCCGACAGAGTGCAGCCCTTGGTTGCAGATAATGGAGAGGTTTATTATCAAATAGCTAACGACAGGTTAAGCATGATAGGCGACAGCCCCATTATTTTGCCGGCGAGTGAGGTTATACACGACCGCTGGAATTGCTTTTACCACCCGCTAGTAGGTTTATCACCCGTCGTGGCATGCAAGGTGTCAGTAGATAACGGGCTTGCTATACAGGCAAACAGCAGAACATTTTTTAAGAATCAGTCGCGCCCATCTGGAATATTAACAACGCCGGGGTCAATCAGTGAAGAGACGGCAAAGTTGATTAGGGAGCGATGGAATTCAGCTTATGGCGGGCAAAATCAAGGCGGTACAGCTGTTCTTGGCGATGATATGAAATATCAGACCGTAACAATGTCTGCTGCGGATTCTCAACTTATTGAGCAATTGCGTCTTTCTGCTGAAATAGTATGCAGTGCTTTTAAAATGCCGCCTTTCCTTATTGGGCTGGCCTCTTTGCCTAATAACATGAAGGTAGAAGATTTGAATGAAATCTACTATTCAGGTTGTTTGCAGACTCTGATTGAGGCAATAGAAAATCTGCTTACACAAGAGGTTGTAACAGACAAAAAGGTTAGCATTGAATTTGACCTTGATTCTTTAATAAGGATGAATAGTACAACCTTAATGGGGATGTTAAAAGAAGGGGTAAGTTCAGCGCTTATGACTCCCAACGAGGCGCGCCAGCGTATTGGTTTGTGTCCTGTTGAGGGGGGTGATACGCCTTATTTACAGCAGCAAAACTTTTCATTAAGCGCCTTGGCTAAACGCGACGCCAAGGAAGACCCTTTTGCTGGCAAAACTGCGAAAAACATGCCCGCTGAATCAGAAATAGCTTTCAAAGCAGCGTATGCTGGGGTTTTTAACAAGGAAGTGGCTTATTTAAAAGGGCAGTTTGTTACAAAGAGTGGTTCATTGTGGGCTGTTTTAAATGATCATTGCGGTAATTTTGACCACGCCAATTTTAAATTATGCTCTAAGGACTGGATAAAATGAGTATTGTGGCTTTAAATGAAATAAAACAACACTTGCGTTACGATGATAGTGAGAGTGATGCTATTCTTGAGCAGTATATTAACGCTGCCGAGGCCTTTATTAAGCAATACCTGAACCAGCCCGATGTTGATTTATCCAATATAGCTATTAAACAAGCGGCTTTGTTGCTGATTGGTCACTGGGACGCTGACAGAAACGGGGGTTCAAGTGAATTGCCAAACGGCCAGCACCTGCCATCTGCGGTATTGGCACTGCTGGAACCGTTTCGTATGCCGCTGGTGGTGTGATATGCGTGCAGGGCTGTTAAGAACGCGCATAACCATTTTGCAACCAGTTAGCAACAAGGATGCGAATGGTGCGGTAATTCATGATTGGGCTGAGTTTGGGAAATTATGGGCGGATGTACGTAATAAATCAGGGATTGAAACCATTAAGGCAGACAAGGTAACTGGTATTGTCAGGGTAAGCATCAGGGTTCGGTACAACACTAAATTAAACAATGCTATGCGTGTCATTGTTAATAATGTAATTTATAATATCAAGGCAGTAATGCATGACGTAAATTCACGTGAGTACACGGATTTGATTTGTGAAACTGTTACCTGACAACCTAAAGGATGAAATATGAGAAAATTTTTTATCTGTTTATTCTTAATGCTGCCTTTAATAAGTAATGCTTATCCGGTTTATCCAAAAGAAGCGGAATTGCTGCAATCATATGAACTCGGCGAGTTTATCAAGATGTTTATGCAAGTCCCTGTTGGGGCAAGTGGTAAAGGCTATATTGATTGGGATACATACGCAGATAATGAGAATTTCATTTGGGAAACTGATGGGGTTGATAGCGACGAGACAGAGGATAACGGAACAGTTTATTTTCGCAAGGCAATGGTAAGAATTAATGTTAATGGGGTTAAACCGCTAGTATTGAAAAAAAATTGGTCAGAAATGGCTTGGAATGTGCGGTATTTAGCATACGATAATCCTAAATTTGGGGTTGAGAGTGTTTATATTGATAATGAGTGCTTTGCCTATGACACACAAAACTGTGTATTGCCGCCACAAAAGTCATTTGAAAAAGCAAATATAAAATATAAGAAAATCTGTCAAGCCGACAGAATGGCGAGCGGTAAAATCGTAGGTTACGAGCTAAGCTTAGATAGATTTAGAAAGGTTTATTTATCATACGAAACTAGCGCAGGTTCTGGTGGAGAAAGTGCATTTTATGAGCTGCATTTCAGCAAACCTAAGAAGCTTTGTGATACGGGGGAGGAAGAATAAAGAATTGTTATTATTTGATTATGTAACAAATTCAAGCCAGCCTAGTGCTGGCTATTTTATTGGAGCGTTTATGCTTAAATTAGATGTTGATTTATCTGAATTGAATAACCAATTAGACGGTATTTCTGACAGAGTGCAAAAGAATCTAAGGCGGGCGGTGTATGAGGGGGCAGTTCTAATCAGGGATGAGGCGATTAAGCTGGCGGGAGTTAGTAAAAAGCCGCATATTTTTCGCTCCGGTCGCTTGGACAGGGATACAGGCAAAATGGTTTGGGATGGTACGCCGTACGAGTTTAATCCCGGTGACTTGAAAAAAAGTATTTATATCGCTTTTGCCAAGGATAAGAGTATTGAGGGTGAGCGTGTGGAATATGATATTTCATTCCGTAAAAACACTTCGTATGGTGTACCGGGGCAGAGTGTACCTTATGCGTACTGGCAAGAATTGGGTAGGGCGATAGAGTATGGTGGTCCCAAAGTAATTGCGCACCCTTTTTTACGCCCAGCTTTTGACGAAAAGAGAGTACAGGCAACGGCGTTAATAACTAAAGCATTACAGGACGCGGCAAATGGAAAAACAGCTAATAATGGCGATTAACGCTGCTTTGCCTAATATCCCTGTTTACTGGGGTTTTGCAAATGATGCAGCGCAAGCACCATTTATTGTCTTGCAGTGGGTAGGTGGTGCAGGGTATTTGTTTATGGATTATCAGACTTCGGGCGGTTTTGAGCGACGTTTGCAAGTAGCCGCTTGGGCAGAAACGTATATAGCTGCAAATGAGTATATTCGGGCAATTCAAGAGGCACTACTGCGCTTACCGGTAGTTAGTGCCATTGATGCACCTATAGATACCTATGATTATGAGATGTCGGTTTATGGCAGTCACATGGATTTTACGGTGATTACCTGAAATAAACCGGTTAATTTGTTATACGGCCTTGTGGCCGTTTTTTTATTTATTGAGAGGTGCAATATGGCAGCACAATTGCCTGATGGTTCTAAACTTTATATTGAAAAAGGCCGCGATACTCCGATTAGTATTACCAGTATAAGCAATGCTAATCCGGCGGTTGCAACGGCAGCTAATCATACTTTGGCTACTGGAGATTATATTGAGCTTGTAAGTGGCTGGAGCGGCATCACAATGCGCATTGTCCGTGTTGGTAAAGTAACTAAAGATACGTTTGACCTAGAGGGTATTAACACAAGTAAGGTTGAGGATTTCCCAGTTGGCGGCGGCAAGGGTAGCGCACGCAAGATTCTTGAGAGAGTGCAGATTACACAGGTGCTGGAGTTTAATACTTCTGGTGGTGAGCAGCAGTATGCTACTTTCCAGTTTCTGGAAGATAATTTTGAGCGGAAGTTGCCTACCATCACATCTGCGCAATCAATTGATCTTGGCATTGCCGATGACCCTACGCTTGATGGTTACAAAGCGCTTAAAGAGGCTAAGGACAATCGCGGGAATTATGCAGTATTTCTGGAATTGTGCAGCGGCTCAACTATTGCGTATAACGCGGCAGTGTCATTAAACGAGACGCCAAAAGTCAATAAGGGCAATGTAATGCAGATTAACGCTAATCTGTCGCTACAAGCCCTCCCAATGCGCTATTAATTCTATTTTACACAATCAAGCCAGCCTAGTGCTGGCTATTTTATTGAGGTCAGCTATGAAACTAACATTAACCCCCAATCCAACTTTTACTTGTGTTGTTGATATCCATGTACCGGGCGAGCAGGAAAAAGGGCAGGTAAGAATTACTTACAAGGCCATGAGCCAGCCCGAGGCAGCAAAGTTTTTTGATAATGCAGTCGAGAAAAATCTTAGTCCTTACGAAATTGTCAAAGACTTGGTTGCAGGTTGGGATTTAGACGAAGCATTTACGCTAGATAACTTGAAACAGCTTACCGATAATTATTTTGGTGCAGCGAATGCGCTTTTAGATACCTATATGAGGGAGCTGACCAATAACCGCGTGGGAAACTAAAAGCCGCCGCCCGCGCATTGTATGCGAAGTCGGCATCTGAAGCTGAGCTGGCCGCTTTTGGATTTAAACCGTCTGATTTTAACGAAGAAGTCTTAATCTGGCCGGAGAATTTTGAGGTGGTTAAGCTGTTTACGAAATTGTCGACACAATGGCGTGTGGCAGCAGGCGGCGCAACTGGACTGGATTACAGCGCGGTATACGCGTTATTCAAAATGCATCGGATTAAGAAGAAGCGATATAAATCCCTGCTGGCGGATATTGCAGTGATGGAATCAGCGGCATTGGATGAGATGTATAAGGATGTAAAACATGGCTGAAAACAGAACGAACATACGCATCAGCGGGGATGTGAGTGATTTAAAGGCATCTGTTGAATCCGCAAAGCGGTCGTTAGCAGGGCTGGGAGACGCCGCAGCCCAGACAGGCAAAAAGGCGCAGCAAAGCGGTAATCAGGCGACCGACAGTTACCGTAAAGTAAGTAATAGTGCTAAAAAAGCCGGTGATGATGCTGATGCCGCAAGTAAAAAGATGGAGCGTTCAGCTAACTCGCTGCGGGCATCTATTGAGCGGACGATTGCTGTTCAGGAGGCTGGCGGTCGTAATACCAGTAATTTTTTTCGATCACTATTAACTCAGCGCGGTTTAGATTCTGGTCAATACGCCCGTCAGTTTGAGCCATTGTTAAAACGGTTGGATGAGCTTAATAATGCAGCCAAAAAAACAGCGGAAACCATCAACAAGGCGAGTGATGCAACCGAAAATGCAGCCAAACGCTACGAGGATATCATCCGGCGCACTATTGCTGCACAGGAGGCAGGAGGCCGCAGCACCAGTGGTTATTTTAAGTCATTAATAGAACAAGAGGGCTTAGACCCTAAGCGGTTTGATGGGCTGTTTAATCGCCTTGATGAGGTTAATGCTGCCTCTAAGAAAGCAAGTGACGAAACGGAGGTTAACGCTCGAAAAATCGAGGCGTCAATTCAACGTATTGTTGCCGCAGAAACAGCTGGGGGTCGTTCTAACCGTAAGTATTTTGAAACATTGGCGCAGCAAAGCGGCTTAGACACCAAACGGCTTGACCCCTTACTAAAACAACTGGATGAAGTTAATAGCAACTCCAGAAAAATTGCGGAGGCAAGGGAGGCGGATTCGAAGAAAATTGAAGCGTCAATCCAGCGTATTATCAACGCAGAAACGGCCGGTACACTTTCTAATCGTCAGTATTTTGAATCTTTGATAAACCAGCGCGGCTTAGACCCTAAGCGCTTTGACCCGCTATTACAGAAACTAGATGCGCTGGATAAGCGAACTAAAGGGCTGACAATCAGTTATGGGCAATATCAGAATGCGTTGCGCATGGCTCCGATGCAATTTACCGATATTGTTACTCAGCTAGCAGGTGGTCAAAATCCTTTCCTTATTGCTATTCAACAAGGGGGGCAGTTACGCGATAGCTTTGGCGGATTTGGCAACATGTTTAAGGGCTTGGCAAGCATGATTACCCCTACCCGATTGGCTATTGGTGGGCTGGTTGGTGTTATTGGTGCGGTAGGGGCGGCCTTTATTCAAGGCGGCAAAGAGTCTAATGCTTTTCGCAAGGCTGTAATTCTAGCTGGGGGTGCGTCTTCTGTAACTGCTGGACAGCTACAGATGATGGCTTCGAGAATCGGTGATAGTACGGGAGCGTATAGCGAAGCACGAGAAGCTTTAATGAGTTTGGCTAGTAGTGGCGCAGCAGTTAGCGAAACATTCGAGATGGTTGCCACGGTCATTGCTTACAATAGTGAGATGACCGGCCAAAAGGTTGAAGATTTGGTTAAACAGTTTGCCAGAATTAAGGAAGACCCAGTAAAAGCGGTTGTCGAACTGTCGCAAAACTATGACACCATGACTGTAGCAGTTTATGAACAGGCTAAGGCACTGGTTGAAGTAGGTAGAAAGGGTGATGCGGTTATTCTGATACAGAATAAACTAGCCAAAGGCGTAGAGGATGCGGGCAGGAGAACGTGGGCTAGTGCCAACATGATGGCAAAGGGCTGGTTAACTGTCAAAAAAGCCGCAGAAATGGCTTGGGATGCGATGAAGGGGATCGGGAGGGAAGACCCGCTAGAAAAGCAGTTGCAAAGTGTATTACAGCAAATTGCGAAGCTTGAGGCACAAAAAAAAGGTGATTCTTTTTTTGGAACTGCCTATGACGATGATATTGCTAAGCTGAAAAAAGAGGCAGTCGAAATTCAGCGGAAAATTAAGTCTGATAGTGATGCTCAGAAAGCGCGCCAGCAGCAGGCCGAAGCAGTAGCCAAGCGCGCAGAAATGGACAAACAAGCCGACAGCGTCATCAAAGCCAACCAGACGCCAGTAGAGCGCATTGACGAGCAGATAAAGCAGGCGCGTGAACTGGAGAAATACTATCGTTCAATTAAAGATGACAAAATCGCCGCAAACAAAGCGGATCAGATAGCATTAGATATTGGGCGAATGCAAAAAGACCGTGCCGAAGCAGTTAAAAAAGCCAATGAAAAGGGTAAACGTAAACGTAGCCAGTCGTTAATGAATGATACTGTGCGTGCACAGGCAAAACGATACAACTACGCGATGAAAGAACGGCAGTACGGTTTGCCGACTGGGGTATTGGCTGCTATATCTATGCAGGAATCGCGTGGTAATGTTAACGCATTATCCCCCAGTGGAGCGCGCGGACTATTTCAATTTATGCCTGATGCCGCACGTCGCTTTGGTGTTAATGTTCGTGACCCAGTGTCATCGGCAGAGGGTGCTGCTAAATACTTGAACTACCTATTAAAGTTCTTTAAAGGTGATTTAGCTAAAGCTATTACTGCATACCATTCTGGTGAGGGGAATGTTAGTCAAGGTAAGATAGGTCCAATAGGACGATCTTATGCCCCATCAGTAATTAAACGCATGGCGGCTTATAACAATCAGGCTGATGATGGTAGCGCGGATTACGTTAAAGATTATTTGCGCGAGTATGAAGAGATAGCCAAAAAACGCCTAGATATAGTCAAGCAGTTTTATACCAGCCGAGAAAAGCTTGATGCAGAATATCAGGAGCGACTCGAAAAAATCGATGAAGCAGGTTTTGATGCTGATACGCGGCAGAAATATCTGGAATTGGCCAAGCAGGATTATAACCGCGATGTTGCAGCCTACGAAGAGGCGCAGCGGCGTAAGTTAGAATCAGCATGGGATTTTACCAAGGATGCCATTCAGTTAACACATGAAAGAGCGGAGGCTGAACGGAAAGAAATTGAGCTAAACAAAGAGTTAACCCAATCGCAAAAGGATGAGTTGCTCAATGCCTCTAAAGCCCACGAAAAAAGCGATGTGCTGGCGTACCTTGGAATTGATGAGGTTAATCAGGCAGTACAGCAGTTAAAGATGCTACAGCGTGAACTTGGAATGGGAAACCTTTCCGCTCATCGCTATAAATCCATGTTTGACAACATCGGGATTAATCGCAGTTTTAAAGAGGCTAAAAAATGGGGTAAGCAGGAAGCCCCCTTTGATGACCTGAAAGAGCAGTATGAAAACTATCAGGAAAGCATTACTAATTTTTATGATGTGCAAATTGAGCTGGCTCAAGGTAATGCTGACAAGATAGTGGAAATTGAACGCAAGAAACAGGAAGACTTAGCCAGCCTGAATGAAACTTATCAGCAGCAAAGTCTAACTGCGCAACTTGGTTATGGAGAGCAGATAGTTGGCAGCATGTCTTCTATGTTAGAGGAGTCAGTTGGTAAGCATTCTGCGGCATATCGACTTATGTTTGCTACGCAAAAGGCTTTCGCCATCGCTAGTTCAGTTATCGCTATACAAAATGCTATTGCTCAGGCATCTGCCGCGCCGTTCCCATCAAATTTGGCAGCAATGGCAACGGTGGCAGCAGAAACTGCAAACATCGTATCCAGTATTGCAGCGGTGTCTGCTGGGTTTTCCAGTGGTGGTTATACAGGAGATGGTGGTAAGTATGAACCAGCCGGCATAGTGCATAGAGGTGAGTTTGTCTTGAATCAAACTGATGTACGTAATATGGGGGGGGTGGCTGGTATTGAGCGTTTACGCGCCCTTGCTGGAGGAAACAGCAGGGGCTATGCCGATGGAGGTGCTGTTGGGCGTAGTGTTATTAGTAATATGACCGCCAATCCCGCTATAGCAATGGGTGGCGTACATCAAACCATTACGGTAAATGGTAATCCTGACAACGCTACTATGCAGGCAATAGAAAATGCAGCCAAACGAGGTGCGCAAATGGGTTACCAACAGGTTGCAAGACATCTTGCTACTGGACAGGGTGATGTAAGCAAGGCGTTAAAAGGCGGCTGGACAACTAGCAGGAAACTATCATGACGATATTAAATCGGCTTTACGCTAGCTCGGGTAGCGAAATTATTTACGGAACGGTGCAGATTGATGTTGGCACGACTTCGTATTATCTGGTTAAGGGTTGGGATGATATTTGCTGTACGCTTGAAAATGGTCAGATGGTGGACTTCGTGGCGGCCGCAATAGATTTGGCATTGCCAGCGCGTAATAAGGACGGTACGCAGGATTTAAAACTTGTCATCGGCAATATTGAGGGCATTGTGTCATCACAAATCCGCGCCAGCCTAAATGCGCTGGAAAACGCCACCATTACCTATCGCACTTATGTTTCAACTGATTTAACCGCGCCAGCAGCCAAGCCGTTCACATTAGCCGTTAAAAGTGGATTCTGGACGGCTGAACAGGTGCAAATAACCGCCGGCTATTTGAATGTTCTTGATACGGCGTGGCCGCGCTATCGTTACACATTGGCTGATTTCCCGGGGTTGAGGTATATAACATGAGTTTTAATGCAGATCGTTACAGAGCAGTTATCTGGACAAAAGGCGGGCGGGATTTTCCTGCCCTCGATTGTTTTGGCTTAATCAATGAGGTGAGGCGGGATTTAAACCTGCCGGTATGGCCTGATTTTGCTGGTGTGACTAAAGACAATGGCGGGTTAGACGCCAATGCTCGGCTGATGTTTGAACGGTTGGAGAAATGTCAGCCACAAGCAGGGGCGGGAGTGGCTTGTTATTCTGGCGGCGTGGTTGATCATGTGGCGGTTGTGGTTGAGTTAAACGGCCTGTTACATGTTGCAGAATGCAATCCCCGGACGAATGTGACCTTTTTGCCGCTGCAACGCTTTGCAAGGCGGTTTTACAGGGTGGAGTACTGGCGATGATTAGAATTTATCCTAGTCGGCTTAAGGGAGAGCCAATAGAAACCCATCAGCACCAAAAAACCAGTTTAGCCGACTGGTTTTTTTTCAATGTGGACGGTTTTGATCTGGATAGAGAGCACCCTATCGTTATTGAGGTAAACTGTGTCGAGATTGCGCCGGATAAATGGCGCAATACCGTTATTGATGCTCAGGATGATGTAAGAATTTACCCTAAGCCATATGCTATTGGTGCGGGTGTATCAGCGTGGGTATACGCCTACTATGCAGTGGTGGCAGCAGTAGCCCTGTATTCGGTGTATATGATTCTTACTATGTCTTCACAAGGGGCGGCTAATACTAACACTAATGGCGACGGGTTAGAATTAAATCCTGCTAAAGCAAACTCGGCCAAACTGGGTGACCCTATCCGTGAAGTGTTTGGCCGGCAGCGGATTTATCCTGACTATGTAGTTCAGCCAGTTAATCGCTTTGTGCCCGGCAAGCCAGAAACTTATCGGGCACATTTATTTTTAAGCCTTGGTGTAGGGGAGTTTGAATTCACGAAAAACGATATTCGTATCGGGAATACACCAATAGCCGCGCTAGGCGGCGATGTTGAATATGCGGTTTATCCTCCGGGCGCAGATGTATCTAGTGATTTTCGCAGTGAAAATTGGTGGAGCTCAACCGAAGTAGGTGGAACCAGCTCCGGAGCCGGTTTGGATATGGCTTTAACTGCCCCTGACGGCAATACGGTTAGTGCGACCACGGCAACCGCATCTAGCTATACTGTATTCTTCGATATCTCAACTTCTGCTGATAAGGCTGATTTTAAGGACACATGGGTGGCGGGCAAGAACGTAAGGATGAAAATACCTGCGGATTTTTCTGTGCAAAGCCAGAATGGCTATAGTTTAATTACCGGCGATTCTTTGAAAGAATTAAATGCCTATGTGGGAATGCCTGTCACGTTATATATCGGCAAAAGTGGTTTTGATTTATTAATAGCAAGTTATCAAGATAGCAAAACTGATCCAGATACCCAAATAACCACCCCAATCACACCGCAGATTACACTCTCTTATGCGGATAATACCCCATTTCACGGACTGGGAGAGCGGCAGCAAAGGCTGAGTATCTCTCATCGTGGCTGCGAATACCGGATAAGAGAAGCCAATGGATTAACCGTAACTCTTGATAGAGTGATTGATGGTATTGTCGATAAAAATTGGACGGGTTTTATCCCCCGTACGGTTATGGATTTTATTGCCGATAATATCAACGATAAAGAGCGTTGGATTGGTCCCTTTCTGGCATGCCCTGAAAATGAAAAGGTGGATGCTATTGAGCTTAATTTTGCTTTTCCATCGGGAATTTGTGATTGGGACGATGAGGGACGAAAAGAACGCCAATCTGTGCTATGGGCAGTAGAGTACCGTTATGTCAACCAAACAAATTGGATTCATATTGAGGGTAAATGGTATGAAAAAAACGTAAACGGGTTAGGTTACACGCTAAGGTATAACTTTCCAGAACCGGGGTTAATCGAAGTACGCGCCCGCCGCCGTAATATCCAAAACGATGACGGCGCACATGACAGTATGTATTGGCAGGCTCTACGCGGACGACTACTTAAACGGCCGACTTCATATTCTGATGTCACCACGATAGGCATAACGATTACTACTGGTGGCAAGCTGGCCGCGCAATCAGACCGGCGGGTCAATATTGTAGCCACGCGCAAATACAACAATGGCAAAAGTCGCAGTATTTCCGGAGCACTTAAGCACGTTCTGGATAGCATTGGCTTGATTGATTATGACGCGGCAACTATTGATGAAATGGAGGCTAATTTATGGACGCCAAATAAGCAGTATTTTGATTGCCAAGTTGACAAAACCCAATCTGTACTAGATATGCTGCAAAAAATTTGCACCGCTGGCTTTGCTTATCCATTCCTTTCTGATGGAGTGGTAAGTGTAGGTTATGAGGGAGAAAAAAACTGGGTCGGTATGATTACCACTCAGGAAATGGCAGAACCTTTACAGACCAGTTTTACTGCGCCGTGCGCAGATGACTATGATGGTATAGATGTAACTTATATCAATAGTCGCACATGGTCGGAAGAAACAGTGCTATGCCGGCTTGATGACGTACCCAATCCCCAAAAGGTAGAATCATACAAGCTGGAGGGGGTGGTTAATGAAGATCAGGCATACCGGATTGGTATGCGCCGGTTAATGAAATATCGCTATCAGCGTTTGTCTTTTAGTTGCAAAACTGAAATGGATGCGCTTTGTTACAATTATGGCGACAGAATTATACTAACGGACGATATTCCCGGGCATAAAACCATAAGCTGCCTGATAACAGATATTAGGCGCGTTGATAACAATGCTCACATTCAGGTATCAGAGCTACTGGACTGGCAATACAGCAACCCAAAGATTTTAATTAGGTGGCAAGATGGCAGGGCGTCTGGCATTTTGCCTGTTCAGCAGATTAGTGGGGGATTCAGCACCCCGTGGCTGCCGGAATTTGAGGAAGTTATTCTCAATGATGCCGCAATTGAGCCACCTCGGGCAGTGTTCTGTGAATCCAAGCAGATTGGCTATGATGCAGTAATCGATAACATAGAGCCGGAGGAAGATGGGATTTGCACCATCACCGCGCATGAGTATCAACTTAGCTACTATGATTACGATGACGCTATATACCCTTTTGGCGACAAGAATTATCTGAGCTCAAAGCCTTACCCTTATGTAGACATCACTACTTTTGAGGCTGGTGCCAGTCTTTTTAGTATTGCTAACAAAACCATGCCCAACTGTGCACTCGGCGAAAATATTAATACTGGCGCGACGCTAGATAGTATTGTCATTCGCGACAACCTCAGCAAATACAGCGATGAACCGGAGAACATAAATGTGTCTGCTTCGCTTAAGCAGATTGGCATCAAGGAACTGTTGACACAGATATCGGCAAATGCGGAAAACTTTACCACAGCAGTAAACCTAGATTCAATATCAGTTAGAACGCTACTGGTTCAAGATAGGATGCCTGTTGAAAATATTACTATGGGTGTAAATTTAGATGTAATTACCATTAAGGATATATAGCAATGAATATTAATGCTAAAGCCCGCTTCGGCGGGCTGTTTCAATTTGAAGTGCGCAAATCGGGTACTGATGAAATAGTACAGAAAACAGGCTGGATGCCTAATCTTGTTCTAGATCAGGGTTTGGACTTCATGGCAACTGAGTATTGGTTTAATGGGTGCGCGGTAGGGACTGATGGGTCAAAGCCATACGCAACTCAAAACGGGCTTGGTGCGCAACATGCATATAAAAATAGTCATGATGCATATTGGTACGGGATATACAATAAGGATGGTGTTCTGTATTACTGGATGCGTAAACGTTTTCGCTTTGCGCCCGGTACATTTAATAAAACAACCTTGGCTGAGGTTGCTATTTTAAATAATTCGGGCAAGTGCTGGAATCGCGCCCTCATTACTGATGCGGACGGCAAACAGTCAACCATCACCTTGCTAAGCGATGAATATCTGGATGTGACTTGCGAAGTGCGTTGTTACCTTAGTCTGGAGGATGTTAATAGTACTGTAAACGTGGTTGATAAAAACAATGTTACCCTTATGGTTTTAAACACAATTACCCGTCCCGGTTCGGTTTCGAAGGGTTCCAGCCTTGCTAGTTCCCTTAATTCACCAATGAGTAATTGGCTTCAATTCAATGATGCAATGCTTGGGGGAAGCGCACTTGGCGATATTAATAGTGTTGTTAATGATGCTTATCGTAGTAAAGTAAGCATACAGCCTTATGTAAGTGGCAGCCACCAATGTACGGCAGATATTGAATTTGGGTTAGATAATGCTAACGATACGGATTACCGAGTATTCTCAACTGGTTCCCGAATGTTTCCCTCATGGCAGGTGGGGTTTTCCGAACCGATCAGAAAAACCAACTCGCAGACATTTATTTTCCGGGTAACTTTATCCTGGGGGAGGTTTAATGCTTCCTGATAATCAGCTATCTAACGAACCGATTACTGCATCATTCTATACCCCCATTAGACAATCGGTTTTTTTTGATTACGAACTGGGCGGTGCTGATTTTCAGGACAACAGCACCGGACTTGATTCCCATTTGTGGAAGTGTCGTTATACTCGTGATGGGCAGATACGTGTCTACAACAATATTGTTAGCTATGACGTTCTGACTCTGCTAAACGTAACAGAAATAGCTTTCGCGTTTGATATTAACATGCAGCCTGTTATTGCTTATAACCAGAATGCCATAACTCATCTGTATTTCTTTGACAGCATTGCCGCCCAATTTGCAACCATCGTACTAGGCAAGTTGGAACACCCTCGATTGTCACTAGATACGCGCGTTATCTCTCAAACCGATATTGCTGACGTCATCCTTGCTTATACTAAAAATGGTATTTTATGCATCAGATATCAGCGTGAAAGATATGGCGTAGAGCATCAACTAGGCATTGCCTCTGGTCGGTTGTGGCATTGTGGCATGATGAAAAATTACCGTTTTGGTTTTGTTTTCAGGCCAGAGTAATAAAGGAAAGGTTCGATATGGCAATGATACAGAAATGGCCGGCCAGACTGCCGGTTCCAGACGTAGATTACAGCTACTCGTTTAAATCGCCGTTTGTGCGCACAACCTTAAGCAGTGGTAGAGCTAGACAGCGCCGAATCTCCAATAACTCACCCACAGAAGTGCAAGTGACATGGAAAATCAAATGGGCAGATATGGCAGACTTTCGTTATTTTGTACATGAGATAGTCGGCAAGCAATCTGGGTGGGGGTTTTTTCTAACACCGCTGGCATTTGAAGAACATAAAAAATTAGTTAAGGCGAGATTTATTAATTCCGATCAGCCGTATGAAGCGGTTAATGATTCCAACGTCTTTTGGGTGGTTTCGGCTAAACTGGAAACCTATGATGCTAGCCTGATCACATATGATGAGTTCATAAAACGCAATCCCGAATTTAGTTAAGCCCTCAGAAGAGGGCATTTTTATGGAGTAAATTCACCATGCTTAAAGCATTTAAATGGTTGCATTGGGTAATTGACTTACGCTTTTTGCCAGACAAATTACAGATTTGGTTATTTGGCACTGGTACCCGAATAATTGAGGTACTAAGTGGCCTTGCTATGCTGGGGTTTGCCACAGTATTTGCACTACACGGCGAAGAAATGATTAAAGAGGATTTATATGAAAAATTCTTACATCTTCACCCTAAAATATTCGTGGCGATTTTGATATTTGTCGCGATTGGGCAGCTATTTGCTGCCTTTTTTCATTCCAGCCGTAGCAATATCATATCTGGGTGTTTCCTGCTCTGGTCGGCTTTAATCTGGGTTGTTGTATCCGGTACTTTTATTGCCGCATACCCGCCTTTATCCACAGGCATGACAACATACCCAATCATTGCCATTATCTGCGCCCTTGCCGGCAGGAATCTAATCAAACACACCAAGCGGGTAGAAGACAAAAAAGGCGGTGAATGATGAACGAGGCTTTCACATTAGCCAACTGCTTTGCCCTCGCTGGTGGCTTTCTGGGCGCGCTGGTGGTGTCTGATTACAAACGCTATGGGACAGTACTAACAATTACATTCATCGTTATAGGCATGGTTTTTGCGGCAGCATTAACGGAATATTTCTTCACACAAGAACACCCGTGGCTATTTGCAGGTGCTGGTGTATTTGCCGGCATGGCTTCCACGTCTTTACTGGACGCATTCAAGGCTACCGCACCGAAAATGGCGCAAAAGCTGATTAATGCCGTTTGTAACAGGGCAGAGAAGATGATTGGAGATACGGACGACCGGCAGAAATAGGGGGCCGGTTATTTTCTATTAATAAAATTCATGCAAAAAAAGACTCACGCTGCAGCATGACTGCAGTTTTCTTCATTATAACATACTGATTAAAAATATTAATTTTTTAAATAAAAAGACAGCCATTTTTTGAACTGTCTTTTTTTTCATATAGGAATGGAATTATGTACAAACTAAGCCAGCGTTCTTTAAACAACCTGCAAGGGGTGGATACTAATCTTGTAAAGGTGGTTAAGCGAGCCATTGAAATTACTAAGCAGGATTTTATGGTAACTGAGGGCTTGCGCAGCCGTGAGCAGTGCTGCATTAATTATGGCAAGGGACGAACAGCGCAACAATGTTCTATAAAGGGGGTGCCGGCTAAATACGCCCAGCCAAGTTTAAGCAAAGTTACATGGCTAAATAACCCATTCGCCAGCAAACACACCACAGGCAAAGCCATAGATTTAGTGCCGTATCCGGTAGATTGGAATGATTTAAAGAAATTCCGGGTAATTGCCGAGGCTATGAAACATGCTGCCAATGAGCTTGGTGTAAAAATAAACTGGGGTGGAGATTGGGTAAAGACTAAAGATTACCCGCATTTTGAGGTGTAGCCATGAAAAACAT